CCCAGAAAAAAGACTTAACGAGAGATACACCAAAATGGCGGTATAAATGGCGAAGAAAAACGCAGACAATCCGATTTATGCTTACTATCAAAAAGTTAAGAATGGCAGTATAGTCACAGGCCGATATATTGAGAGCGTATTAGAGTATTTAGTCCACGGCCTTGAGCATAAGGCATTTTTCTACGACCAGAAGAAGGCAGGAAGTGCTATAGAGTGGATTGAGACTCATGCTTTCCACACGGAGGGTGTGCTTGCTCCTCAGGCATTGAAATTGGAGCTTTGGGAAAAGGCATTTATTGCGGCACTGTTCGGATGTGTGGATGCCGAAGGCCGGAGACAGTTCAGAGAGGCTGTTTTGATCGTGGCAAGGAAGAATGGAAAAAGTTTGCTTGCGGCCGCAATCGCAAAGTATGTCTGGATGATAGAAGGCGGTTTTGGAACGAAAATTTTTAACATTGCTCCGAAGCTGGCACAGGCTGATATTATATACAACAACATTTGGCAAATGACTTTGTTGGATCCGGAATATCAGCAGATGAAAGAGATGCTATCCGAGAAGGATGAGCACAACAAAAAGGTCCATGATGATTCGATGCTTCCGAAGCATAGGATATCAGACCTGTATATTACCGGAACGAATTCTCAAGTTATCAAGATTCCATTTTCTGCAAAACGCAGTGATGGATTTAACCCTTCATTATGCATCTGTGATGAGATAGCATCATGGGAAGGTGATAACGGCTTAAAACAGTATGAGGTCATGAAATCCGGTATGGGCGCAAGACCTGAGGGCATACTTTTATCATGCACCACAGCCGGATATATCAACGACTCGATATATGATGAGATATTCAAAAGAGCTACAAGATTTCTGAAGGGTGACAGCAAGGAAAAGAAGCTGCTCCCTTTTTTGTATGTAATAGATGATGTCAGCAAGTGGAATGACATCAATGAGCTGCAAAAGAGCAATCCAAATTTAGGTGTATCGGTATCGGTGGATTTCATGCTTGAGGAAATAGCGATAGCGGAACAGTCGCTTTCCAAAAAAGCCGAGTTCATGACGAAATACTGCAATGTTAAGCAGAACAGCTCTCTTGCGTGGCTCGATACCACCACAGTCGGTCAGTGCTTTGGCGAACCGCTCAACATTGAGGACTTCCGGTCAAACTATTGTGTGGCAGGACTTGACCTGTCACAGACTACCGACCTGACATCAGCGAACGTGGTCATTGAGAAGGACGGTCAATTATATGTATTCGCAAAGTTCTGGCTACCAGCAGAGCGAATTGATGAGGCAACGGCTCGTGACGGCCTTCCATATCAGCAATATATAGATCAGGGATTCCTTGAGCTATCCGGAGACAACTTTGTAGATTATCACGATTGCTATAATTGGCTGACGAAGCTGGTGGAGGATTACGAGATACTTCCGCTGATGACCGGATATGATAGATATTCCGCTCAGTATTTGATACAGGATCTTGAGCGGTATGGATTCCGCTGTGATGACGTATATCAGGGAGACAACCTGTGGATAGTCTTGCAGGAAATGGAAGGCTTGATGAAAGATGGCCGTATCCATTGCGGAAATAATGATTTATTGAAAATCCACTTCCTCAACTCTGCTATCAAGATGAACACAGAACGGGGAAGGGGTAAATTGATAAAGTTGAGTCCGTCACTCCACATTGACGGAATGGCGGCACTTGCGGATGCGTTTTGTGTCCGTCAAAAGTGGTATGACGAAATCGGGGACAGATTGAGAAATGACTGAGAAGCGAAGTTTATTTGACAAAATTTTCAGACCGGACAAAGCGAAGGAATCACAGAAGGCTCTCCAGCAAGCGGAGGGTCTTTTTCGTGAGCTGAATCTATACCGTCCTGCATTTCATGACTGGCACGGTGAGATATACGAGAGCGATCTTGTCAGGGCGGCTATTGATGCAAGGGCAAGGCACATATCAAAGCTCAAAGCATCCATACAGGGCACAGCGCAGCCAGGATTGCAGACAAAGCTCAGACTGGCACCGAATCAATGGATGACGTGGAGTCAGTTCCTGTACAGACTATCCACGATCCTTGATGTGCATAATACGGCTTTTGTCGTGCCTGTATTTGATGCGGATATGGTCATCACCGGATACTTCCCCGTGCTTCCAAACACTTGCGAGGTCGTACAGTACAAGGGCGAGCCGTGGTTGCGGTATAAGTTCTCACATGGAGAAACGGCAGCGGTGGAAATGAAAAAATGTGCCGTTCTGACAAAATTCCAATATCGGGATGATTTTTTTGGGTCCACGAACAGCGCACTTGATGAGACTATGAACTTGATACATATACAGAATCAGGGCATAGAGGAAGCTGTGAAGAATTCCGCAACATACCGATTTATCGCACAGGTCAACAACTTCAGCAAGACCACCGATCTGGCTAACGAACGGAAACGCTTTTCAGAGGAGAATCTGAGCAAGGAAGCGGAGAGTGGTGGAATCCTTTTGTTTCCAAACACTTATTCAAACATTAAGCAGATTGACGCAAAGCCATACACGGTGGATCCGGAGCAGAGAAAGCTGATTGAAAACAATGTGGCGGAATACTTCGGAGTTAATGAAAAGGTAATGCGGAATGAAGCGAACGGTGACGAGCTGGATGCCTTTTTCAATGGAGCCATAGAACCTTTTGCGGTTCAATTCAGCGAAGCAATGACAATGGCAATATTCAGCGAACGTGAACGGGCACAGGGGTCATACTTCATAGCCAACGCAAACAGGCTCCAGTACATGAGCGTGACCGCAAAGGTGCAGATGGCAAAAGAGCTCATGGATAGAGGTGTAATGAGCGTAAATGAAGCAAGACTTTTGTTTAATTATGCTCCAGTAGACGGCGGAGATACGAGATTCATTAGAGGTGAATATAAAGACAGCGAATCGGAGATAACTAAAATAAATGATGAGCCAACTGAGGAATAATTATTCCGTTTATAAACACACATCTCCATCAGGGAAAGTATATATAGGCATAACTTGTCAAAAACCTGAAAGAAGATGGCGAAACGGTGAAGGATATAAGGCTAAAAACGGCGAGCAAACAGCATTTTACAAAGCCATTATGAAATATGGGTGGGAAAATATTCAGCATGAAATTATTGCGTCTGAAATAAGTAAAAACGAAGCCTGTGAAATGGAGATAAAGCTAATCGCCGAATATAAATCGCAAAATTCACAATATGGCTATAACGTGTTAAATGGTGGCGATATTCCTCTTGAAAATTGTCCCGATGAAGTAAGAGAACATATGAGGAATAGTTCTTACGCTAAATGGCAGAAGGAATCGTACATCAAAAGCCATACAGGTGATGAGCATTGGACGCATAAAAAGGGATATTCCAGAAAAAGTGTTGAAGCTATGCGAAAAAGCAATCTCGGAAGGAAGAGAACTCCAGAGCAGATTGAATTTTTACGCAAAAAAGCAAAAGAACAAAAGCGAAAATATGGGAAGGATAACAAGAAAAGCATTCCAATATTATGTTTTTCAAAAGACGGGGAATATTTAGCAAAGTATTACGGCTTTATGGAAGCGGGTCGCCAGACAGGAATCAGCTTCCAAAATATAGCCTTGGTATGTAAAGGAAAACGTAAAACAGCAGGCGGTTATGTTTGGAAATATGACATAGGAGGTGACGGAAATGCCGTTGAAAGTCAAAGAACGTGAATACAGAGATTTCAAATTTGAAGCAGATGATATCGAGGAAAAAAAGACGGTCCATGGATATGCATCCACATTCAATCAGCCTTATACGCTGTATTCGGATGATGAATTCGAGATGCGTGAGATAATCGATCGTCATGCATTCGACCAGGCGGATTTGTCTGACGTAATCCTGCAATATGACCACTCTGGAAGGGTCTTTGCGAGGATGTCAAATGGCACTCTTGGAATATCAATTGATGATACCGGACTTGCGGTCAATGCCGATTTAGGCGGAACCGAAATAGGCCGTGAGCTGTATGAGGAAATCAAAGGCGGATATACTACCAAAATGTCATTCGGCTTTAGAGTGAATGATGAGCAGTGGGAATCCAGAGAAGAAAACGGTAAACACCTTGAAATCCGGACAATCACAGGGATATCAAAGGTTTACGATGTGTCAGCGGTATCCATTCCGGCAAATGACGGCACATCAATATCAGTTCGTAATCTGACCGATGGAGTTATCGAGAAGATCAAGGCGGAGCGTCTTGCAAAATTCGAGCTTGAGAAACGCAAAACTTTAATTTTACTCGGATACGAGGGAGGACAAACAAAATGACACGTGAAGAGATCATGAATCTTGATGCAGAGGGCATCGAAAAGAGAAATGCAGAAATCAAAGCAGAGATCGAGGCAGCAACGGAGCAGGCGCAGCTTGACGCACTTGTAGAAGAGCGCAAGGCACTTGATGAAAGGCAGGAGGCAATAGTTATGGAGACAAGGAAAGCAGATATGCTCAAGGTAGCAGAGGGAGCAGGCAAGGTTGTTGCTTCAGCTCCTATGGTAGAGCAGAGATCAAATGATGATGTACTGAAGTCAGAGGCATATGTTAACGCATATGCAAGATATCTTGTGAATGGAAACGCTGATGAGTGCAGGTCACTTCTCACAACC